TAACTTATCTACAGTTTGTCCTACTTGTCCTATGAGTTGACCAGCGACTTCATACGCTCTTGGGTGTTGTCCTTCTCTGGCGATGTCAAGTATTCCATCAATCGCTTCCTGTCCTCTTTCAATTAGATTGTAATAGTTTTCTCTGCTGTATTTGTAGTCATTATCTACATCAGCTTTATCGTTATCTTCTCTACGTGGAACGGCAGGTTTGAAGTCTTGTTTTACTATTTCTTTTGTTGGCTCAGGTTTATCTATACCAAGAATCTCATTTACTTTATCTTCCAACTTTGTCATAATGTAATATTTATATAATCATTAGTATTAATACACCCAACTAATAAAACTAAATCTAGTACCTTTAAGTATTTTATTAACTTTATGAATAAATATAAAATTTGAAGGAAAAATCAATAAATCTCCTGATTTCATTTTAATTGTTTTATCTAATATAACAAATTCTCCACCATCAAAATTATCATTAAGCTGTCCAACTACACTTAATATTGGAACTCCTTTTATTGTTCCATCAAAAATACTTGATGTATGGTCTATGTGTGGTCTCATATTAGTTCCTTGTTTGTATCTATGAAAAGCAATTCTACTATATCCCGACCAACTATCAAAATGAGGATTTTTCATTTCATTTATATATTTTCCAATATAATGATGTAGATTGTTCATAATAGTATTTTGATGTTTAACAATTTTATAACTCATTTCTAATTCTTTATTATTTCTGCTTGTTGTTTCTTTAGTTATGGCATTATACCATCTATGAGTTTCCCAATAATCTTCTGAAACTTTTTCTTCTTTATTTTCAATTGATTTTAATAATTTTAATTCTTTAATTGTTTCTTGTAATATACTTACATCAAAACAATTAGAATATAATTTTATATAATCATTAGTATTAATTATCATTTCTTTTTAAACCAAGCTGGTAAACCTAATAGTGGCCTTTTATCTAAATAATTTTCTTTAGCAGCTTTAGAACCTACCTTATTATAATGTAAAAAAACTTGAACACAATCTTTACCTCTAAATTCTTCTCTCCAATGTTCCAATTCACAACCAGAATAAATTAACATATCACCTGGGTTTAAATCTATTTTTATTCCATCTCTACCTTTATTTCCTGTAGGATCCAAATATATTGGCCAAGGATCGCCTCCTAAATTTAAGGTAGTTGATATTTCACAACTAAATCTGTCCTTATGTCTTGCAAGTATATCGCCTTGTTTATAGATTCTTGCATATGAATAAGTTTCAGATAATTTTAAACCAGTATGTTTTTCCATAGGAGGTTTTACTTGTTGTAATAAAGTTTCCATTACTATATCAGCATAATGCGAATAAGTATTAGGAACTTGTTCATCATTCCATACACCAAAGTATTGTGTAAAAGGTGAAATATATTTACTATCAAATAAAGTTTTAGCAACTTGTCTTTTGTTTAAAAAGTATTGATAAACAAATGAAGCTAATTCTTTTGATATAGCTCCTTTCAATACAGCATACTTGTTTTTTTTAAATGACATTTCTTATTTCTCCTTTTCTTTAAATGTTATTACCAAAACTAACCTATAACCATTTTTAGGATAAAAGTGATAATGAGGTAAATAATCAAATAATATTGCTTTATTTTTTCTAGGTGTTACCTCTTTTAATTTTTTATTTTTCTTGTTAAGTATTATTGTTTTAGAATTTATATCCGGATTATTTAAATAAACCAGTATTTGTTTATGTGGATAATCATGGTCATAGTGAGTTTGACATCTATTAACTGAATTGTTTACTGTTAAATTTATAGCAGCTCTGTATATTTCAGCTTCTTTTATTTTAAGTTTAGAAAAAATATAACTAAAAATTCTTAAAAAATTTTCAGTATGAATCGATTGATACCTATTATCACTATTAACTGTTTCTTTTCTTTCTATAATACAATGTTCAAAATAAAAATCTTTTTTTTTAGAACCACTAACAGCACCATATTTAAACATAAAAGGTACTTTTTTATCAATAATCAAATCATTTATAATTTTCAAATCGTTAGGGTGTATTACATTATTTTTTTCAACTATCATATTAATTTACTTGTTCTAATTCAAATCTATTATTTAATGCTTTTTGATTTAAAGCTTTTACTATGCCATTTTTAAATTTAATTAAAGGTACATACAATCTATCACCTTGAACATATTTACATTTTGTAGGTATATTAATTTTATATTCTTCTAAATTCCAAGATAAACTTGGGTGACATAAAAAATGTATAGGTCCTCCACAAAACCATGTAAGTTTTGCATTTTTATTAACATGATTATTTAATAATTCATATATAAATTTATAAAGTCGAATATTAGTTTTATCTTTATAAGTATCAGTAGGAGCATCATCAAAAAATATAGAATCAAACTTTCCTAAATTTTTTAATTGCTCTTGCCAAAAACCTTTAACTATATTTACTTTATGTTTTTGTTTTTTAGCCCATTCTTCTACTTCTTTTATTAAAAATGGTTCAATAATAGTATGTGATTTTATATTATATTTTTGTATTTCAGAAGCTGAATAACCTAAACCGAAACCTATTTCTAAAACATTTCCTTTAGGTCTTAATTTTTTAACTAAATGTTTCATATAAGGTTTTTCCCATTCCATCATAACTTGAAAAGGTTTACCTTCTAAAGAAGGATCTATAATTATTTTTTCATTGTTTTCGTCTTTATTTTTTTCTAACTGCATCTAAAACACCTTTTGGTATAGCTTGAGCATTCCAATGTATAAATCTAAATGGTTCATAACCTAAATCCACAGTAAATTGATGAGGCATATAAGACGGAAAAAATATCATTCTTCCTGGTATTGGCTCATAATGAACGTGACTTGAAGCATGAGAAATTTTTGTTTTATCTTTTTCTGGTAAAAGATTCATCATATTACCTTGTCTAGGATCTTCAAACATAGGTGAAGATGTTTTTTTACTTCCTTTTAAAAAATAAAAACCTGACATATGGCCATTCCAATGTGTATGTTGAGCATGATGACCTGCTCCATCTTTTGCAAATTCTTGTACCCACATTTCAGTTATAAAAACTTCATAATTAGTTAAGTCAAAACCCATTTCATCTAATAAATTGTGGCAAGTAGCACCTATATAATTTTGTAACTCTTTAAAACCTTTTTGATTTATTAAAGATGTTGAATGATAAACAAGGCCTAAATCTCCTTTATCTCCAAATTCACTATTTCTTTTATTTTTTGTTACTTTCATAGCTTCCTTAGAAGAAACAATAAAGGGGTCGGATGCTTTATTTAATTCATCTACATATTCTGGTGCATCAGCATACCAAATAGGGCACGAAAAGTATTTTTCTGAATTTAATTGTGTAGGTAGTTTTTTCTTTTCATTCTTTTTCATATTATTCCTTTTATCTAAATGGTTTTCCTAAATTCCAAATTACCAAACTATTTCTTTCTCCACTTTTTACAGGACATACTCTATGCCATATATGAGAGGGAAATACAACTAATGAACCTTTAGGCAATATTTCTTTACATTTTATAATATTTTTTTTACCAGGCATACCATTTCTTAAATCAAATTCTAATTCTCCACCTTTATACTCATTTGGATTAGATAGAGTAACGGTTACAGATAGTTTTCTTATTTTACCGTGAGCAGGATCATTTTTATCATTTTTTGTATAAGGTCTATCCCAACTATCACAATGCCAATCATAGTATTGTCCTTTTTTATATTTTGTAAACTGACATTGTTCTGACCAGTCCCATTCAAAATTCCAACCAGATTTTTTATTAGCTTCATGTACATAAGGTAATATTTCATTATATATCCAACGGTCACTCAACCAAACTATGTTTGAGTTTCTTTTCTTCTTTAAATCTTTTATTTTTTGATTGTTTAAATTTTGAGAGTTAAACTCTCCTGTGAGGCCTAGTTGGTCTTTTACTTGATGACCATATCTTACAATATCATCACAAATTCTTTCTGGAATTACAGATTGAAAATACCAATATTTATAGAACAGATTCATAATATAATTTTTTTATGTTATATAGTTTATTTATATAACTTATTTTTATTCAGCTGTAGATATCCAAATAGATGAAGTTGGATCCCATTCAAACACATTTGGTGTTTCTTCCCAATCAGTTGCTTTCCATTTTTGATTAGTTTCGTCCCAATAAATACTATAATTTACTCCATCTCCATAAGTTGTAACGCTAGGATAAGCAACTGGTCCTTGCC